CCTGTAGGACCTGTCAGACCTGTAGAGCCTACTTCACCCTTTTGACCTTTAGGACCTGTAGCACCATCTGCGCCAGCAGCACCTACTTCACCCTTTTGGCCTTTAGGACCAGTAGGGCCTGTAGGACCTGTATCACCAGCAGCACCCACTTCACCCTTTTGTCCTTTAGGGCCAACAGGACCTATTGGTCCTATAGGTCCAATAGGACCAGTAGCACCAGTTGTACCAGTAGCACCTACTTCACCCTTTTGTCCTTTAGTACCAGTAGCACCAGTAGGACCTGTATCACCCACTTCACCCTTTTGTCCTTTAGGACCAGTAGGGCCTATAGGACCTGTAGCACCATCTGCGCCAGTAGCACCTACTTCACCCTTTTGGCCTTTAGGACCAGTAGGGCCTGTATCACCCGTATCACCTGTGTTACCTTTAGCACCTTGTGGACCCGTTGGCCCTGATGGGCCAGTAGGACCAGTAGGGCCTGTGGCACCTGTGTTACCTTTTGCACCAACTGGACCAGTAGGACCTTCGGGGCCTATAGGACCTGTTGGACCTGTTGGACCAGTGTCACCTGTAATACCTTTAGCACCAGTAGGACCTGTGGGGCCTATAGGACCTGTTGGACCTGTTGGACCAGTGTCACCTGTAATACCTTTAGCACCCGTAGGGCCTGTAGGTCCTGTATCACCTGTAGAGCCAGTAGCACCAGTATCACCTTTTTGACCTTTAGGACCTGTAGGACCTGTACCACCTACTTCACCCTTTTGACCTTTAGGACCAGTAGCACCAGTGGCACCAGTAGCACCTACTTCACCCTTTTGACCTTTAGGACCAGTAGGGCCTGTAGGACCCTGCAAAGCAGCATTAGTGATAGTAGCCTTCTTCCAAGCAGATGTAGCAGTGTCATAGACAGGAACAATATCTGATCCCGTCAACGACGTAACTGTACCTAAGCCAGATAGTGCAGAAGGAAGGGCAGTAGCTGTAACGTCAGCACCAGTAGAAATACCGTCTAGTTTTGCACCGTCGCTGGATACATTACGGCCATCTACTGTACCTACGTTAGTTGTAATGTTACGGCTATCATCAATAACCTCAACACCATTAATTTTTACTGCCATCTTCGTGTTCCCACTATTAGCTTATTATCTTTAGAAGGTAGCGTCAGTCTCTACGTCGTTGGCGACAGAAAGCGTACCACTTGTGTTCATGCTAAATTTGGTTGTACCTTGGTACTGGAATATCAAGCTACCACCTGACTCTGAAATAGTCCAATCCCCAAGATCCACTGTTGGTACATTAAGTGTACCAGTCATTGTACTTCCAGACAACTTAACGTACTGAGTGTCATGTGTATGACTGTCGTTGACTACAGTAGATGTTATAGAAACGTTCTGAGATCCGTTGAAGGAAACAGAACCAGTCACATCACCCGCAAGACTGATCGTTCGTGCTGTCTGTAGATTTGTTGCTGTTGTTGCGTTACCGCTAACTGAACCTGTTAGGTTACCGTAAACCGTATTGACTTTGATGTCGCCATAACTGAATGACGCATGACCTGTGTCAATAGAACCCTCTGGTTCTGGACTGTATTCATCAAAGAATGTCCAGTAGTTTGTTGACACATCATAGAACATACCGATGTGCGTATAACCAACGCCAGATGTACCAGTATTACGGTTAGATGCAATACCTGTATCAACGTTAGTTGGAGAGGCTGTCCCAGACCAAGTGTCGTCTAACGAGTGGTTCTTATCAGCGTTAAACTTAACGCCAATACCATCTTCTAGCAAGTTACCAGAGGTATTGATGTTTACACCAGTAGCTTCTGTAGTAGCAAAGTTGTCTGTTGACCACTTAAAGGTATCAACACCGCCTGTACCAGTCTTTTCACCATCAATACGAACATAGAACGTTTTATTAGAAGACGTTCCAGTATAATGTCCAGTGAATGTAGCGTCATCAAGACCTGTACCACTAAAAGACGTACCTGCGTCACCAATGGTGTCACCAGAGTTAAAATAGTTAAACGGACCAGACAACGCAATGTTGTTAGTGTTTGTAATGGTCTGCGTACCGTTAACCGTGAGGTCACCGTCAATAACCATGTCACCATCTACGTGCTGATTACCTGTTACACGGAATTGCTCAAAGAAGTGACCACGAAGTTTTACATAGATATAACCGTCTGTGGCATCAGATACGACACAGAACCCTAGATCCATAGGGTAGTATGGATATGTAGGTGCCGTATTTTGTAGACCACCAGAAGGGGCCAAATGCACAGGTTGACCAGCAGTTAAAGCCGAAGTGTCAATGCCTGAGACTAGGCCACGTACAGTTGCGTAACCGTAAGAAGCGTCTTCTATAGAGTGTGTCGTAACACCCACAACACGGGCTTTAATATCTGTAGTTGCATCAGCAGGGGCAACACTAAGTGACTCACCGACAGCACCCACAGAGTAAACTGGTGTACCATCAGGGATAGTTGAACCAGTTCCGTTGTAAACTCGTAACCACTCCTCTTGACCAACCTGTAGAGTAATGTCTGCCTCTTGGTTATAGAAACCTAATGCGCCATACTCTTTATCGTAAAACAAACGACCTTCGGCATGGGAAGGTTTCCCTGCTAGTGTCGTGTTGAAGTCAAGGTACGTCTTAATTTCTGTCCCCGTGACGTTACCGTCAGCGTCCAGCATGTTAGCTTTCTCAGCAGGTTGACCCACAAAGATAAGTTTTTCACCTGAACCCCAGTTAACGGCAGCGTCAGCATTAGAGGACGAGAGAATGGTAGTACGTGCTAATGTTGAGCCTGATGCGGTGTAAGTTCCAATTCCAACTTCCCACTCTGCGTTATCAGTACAAACATAATAGGTTGTATTACCATTCCCTATCACCGAGAAACCTTGGTATCCTGTCTCAGCACCTGCTAGGGTGTAAGTTCCAGTACCAGTAGTGTTGGTCGTTTCCTTTACACGATCTTTAATAACAAGTGCCATGATCTAACCTTATGATGGGTCTGGGATACCAATGTCGAATGTTGCCAACGTAAATGTGTTGCCGTTGGTAACCGATTGGGATGCTGTCAAAGCAGCAGTCGCCAACAAACGAGAGTTTACAGTGTCTACGATTGCATAATGAGTAACTGTACCAGTACCAGTGATAGAACCGTCAGAGATAGCTGCAACAGTAACTTTACGACCACCGCCAGTACGGTCAGTAGGTGCGCCGATGGATAGAGAACCAGAGTTACCCAAAGAGTATGTAGAGGTCGCCTCTGTGTAGTCAGACGCTTCTTGAGATGTCACATGGATTTCGTTGGCTTCTAAATCCAATACGGTTAACCCGTTGTCGAAGACACGATCATTAAGATATGCCATTATTTTGTTTCCTTATCGTTAGCATTAGCCCCCTGTGGAGCCTCTTGTTGTGGTTGCCCATCAGGGGCATCTTGCTGTGCGGCAAGCATTTCTTCTGCCATCTCTTCCTTTTCCTCTAGCTTTTGAGTATAGAGGTCTTTGTCAAAGGGAAGTTCGACAATGTTCATTAGTTCCTCGACAATATCAGGCTGGTCTGCCACGGCAATGTCAGCACCGTTGATGTTGCGTAGGAATGCTGCAATCTCACGAATATCATGTGGCGCAACGTCACCAGCTTTGATGACAGGCATCAAATCATAGTTTAGGCCATTCAATTCCCATAGTCGTTCAATCAACTGTTTGTTTAGAACGTCCACGATAGCTTGAATGTAGGACTCCAAGGCTCTGAGGAACAAATCAGTTTTTGATTTTGACAGAGCGTAGGAACCGCCTTGACTTCCAAGCATGAGAAATTCGGATAGCACGGATCTGGCGATGTCATGTTGATAACGACGAACAATAGGATCAATTTCAATATTCCTTTTGCCGTTGGACGACATCAACTCTACATCCACTAATCGGATGTTGGTAGGACTTCCGTTACTATCGGGATAGGTGTCGGAAGGAGTAATAATGTATCCTTGCTCGTTAAACTTAACGTCTCGCAAGATTTGTTGCAAACTTGCAACGAAGGCAGCTTGTGCGGATGTAGCATCAGCAGAAAGATACTCAGAAGGAATACGAGCGATAGGAATACCAGCCAGTTCACGTTCCACCGCAATAGCTTCGATAGCTTGCAGATTGTTAAGATACTGATAGCTAGTATAAGCATTACGGAGAATACTACGGCCAGCGGGATCGCCATTAATAGTAGTAGTTCTGTAGTAAAGGCTCTTGCGACTTGGGATAAAGTGCTTGTTGATTCCAGCATAACTACCTTCTTGGTAGATCCCAAGAACCTCACCTGTTTGTTGGTCTACCTCAAACCGAGAGACTGTCCAAGGCGCACGAATAGCAATCTTGCGGACACCCATGCGTCCGTCAGTGTACTTAGACTTTTTCTTAGGGTTGAGTTCTGATGGTCCAACTCGACGTTTATATACAACCTCAAACCAAGCAAAGCCATAAGAAAGGGACGACAAAGCCTCTGCAATGTGGTCATCAAGTGAATGCTCCATATCGTCCAAAACTGACTTAACAAAGTCTGCTTCTTTTTGGGCTGCTGGGGTGTCATTTGCTGGGATAACCTTCAAGTCTACGTCACGCAACACTTGTTCTGTTGCATACATCACTGCGCCAATGGTGCTATCGTTGTCTCGCATTTCACGAAACTTATTGATAGCTTTCTTGCCACGTAATTCGGCTAGAAACTCATCAGCACGGATGTTCCCGTTATGTGTATTGTCACCAGCGATACCCAGGATCTGGGTCGCTTCCGATTTGCTGAGTTTCTTTACCATCTTATCTTAAACCCTTGGCGTTTGAATACGCTAATATTAGCTGTGGTTTTGCGTATCCGTTAAGTGAGAGGTCCGTTATAGCCCATACCATAGCATCAAGACGGTCTGGTGAGCCTATGGACCCTAGAGGTTCCCACTGTACCATCTGATCTTCTAACTGATCTAATCCCCTGACGTGCTTTACTTTACCTTGTTCATACAAGGCTGATACGGGTTCTGCCCGTGCCATCTTACCACGACTAGCATGTACTAGCTTAATAGGAACGTTTTGATCTTCTGTTTGCAGAGTATGTCGGACCATATCACCACCTTGGTTGCGTTCTGCAACTATTCGGTCAGCCATATGAGTGTGATAGAGTTCAATAGCTTTTGCAGCCCACTCTTTGGGGCTGTAGTTGTCCGTATGATCTTCAAGGACATAAGCAATACCGTCAGCATCTATACCAGCGACAATAATACCAGTCATATCACTGTCTGTCTTATTGGTTACGGCAGGGTCAACTGCCACGACAACACGTGATAGAGGCGGTATGTCCTCTTTAGACACCTCACACTTGAACAGCAACTCACGGTTCCATAAGGCACCAGAGGCTTCATCAAGGATCTCTGCATATAATTCTTGGCGACCCAAACGGGTGCCTTCGTATGTGTTTTTGATTGCTTCCAAAAACGTCCCAGCCAAGTTTGCTGCGTTATCGAAGGTAGAACCCCTAGAAATTATCGTTTTTGGGTCAGAAACAATCTTTCTGAGCAATTTTGTTGTTTTTGGAGTGGTTGTGATAAAAACTTGAGGTTTTCGGCCCAAACGTAGACCAAACATCATCATATCCCAAGTTTCTTGAGCATTACGCCAAGCGCACAACTCGTCCGTCCACGCTGAATAAGCCTGTGGACCACGGAGACGCTCAGGGTCTTCTGCTGAGAAGAATACGGCCTTAGCACCATTCTCCCACGTTAATGTGTTATTCGTTGGTGACCAAATAGGAAAACCCATTGGCTTACCTTTGTACGTTTTGTCACCCTTCCAACATACGTTTAACAGGCCAGAGTCGCCTTCGACCATGACCCGTCTAACGTCACCTTTAGTGGGGGCGACACAATGTACAATCTTGTCACCTTTTTTAATTCTATGGCGTACCCATTCAGCACCAGCACGGGTTTTACCCCATCCACGACCAGCAAGAGCCAACCAAGCATTCCAATCACCTGATGGCTCTAATTGCTCAGGTCTAGCCCAGAAATCCCAGTTATACTGTAATTCTTCTGCCTGTTTTGGCCCTAGCTTTCGTAGGATCTCTGCTACCTCTGCGTCGGGTAACGCACGTAGATCATTTGCTGTTATCGGGAGACTCATTTGATTTACCTAATAGAGACATCAGGCTATCAATAGCCCCCGTGTCCTCATCAGCATCACCAGAGCCTTCTACCTCAATGTTCGTTTGTGTTGGTGACCATCCACCTTTAGAGCGCAGGTAAAACTCTGCTGCCTTAAAGTCGCCCTCAAGGGCTTGTTGTATCACGACAGCACCAATTTGTCCTACGATGTCTGCACGTTCTTGAGCAATGTCATCACCATACAACTTATAAAATGTTGCAGAGGAACTTGGGGCTAGTTGATACTTTTGGATAGAGGCCATAATGTCCTTAACAGCGACACCATTCCTAATGCCTTGTCGGACAGCTTTTGCGATTACCTCGCTATACTTTAGTTTGTCCATTTACCACGACACCTAAATTTGATATTGGAAGCTGTATAGAGGTACTATAGTATTACTTTAGTTGTAATCTATTTTGTAATATGTGGGTAGTTTTAACTTACGTGTATACTATAGTATAGTACCTCTATAACTATATATAGTAACTTTTTTTTGCAACTGTCAACTTTTTTGTTGTAACTTTTTTATAAGCTGTTGTAAACAAACGAATCTTTTTTTGTTGTACTAGGGGTGTGATCGAGTTTCCTACTGTGACATTTCTGCAACACCTTAGTTATTTTTTTATTTTTGTATATCTGTGGGAATACTAGTGTTGCATTTTTGTCACACATGGGTAGGGTCAAAAGTAATTTTTTTGTTTTGCAGATGTGGGTGGTAACGCAGCCCCCGTGGGAATAATGCGCACAACCTGGAGGGTCCCAAGGTCAACCCGCAGTCTACTTTTGGTTGTCTCAGGTTCTACACCTTAAAGGCGAGTAAAAACTTTTGGGTACAATCGGAGGGCGAAGGCGCTACAATTTTCCCAGTTTTGACCAAAAACAAACATTCATCTTTTCGCATGTATTACATATGCAATCCT